TATGCGAGAAAGATACAGATACTTACAGTCGGTGAGCAAAGAGCTAAAGTAATGAAAAAGATGGAAGTTGTAGCAATATTTAAAAAAGCAAAAGAAAGTTTGAAAAGAGCAAATGAGCGAAAAAAGAAAAAGATGTGATACTTGTGAATGTTACGATTGTGACATAGAAGATTGTAATTGTGATTGCCACGAAGAACAAGAAGATGAGGTGTTAGGAGCACCTGTATGATTGAGTTTGTGCTTGTGTTTATGATGGGAGTAAGAGTAATAGACCAAACACAAACTTTCCAAGATTTAGATAGATGCCTATATTTTGCAGAGAGACTGCATAGACAGCCACCCATACCACAAGAGGAAGGACCTACTTTACGTATAACTGCATATTGTAAACCCATAAGGAAAAGATAAAATGTTAGCAGAACTAGCCGCAGCTAATGCTGCTTTCGGAGTAATAAAAAGTTTCGTTTCAAACGGAAAAGAACTTTCAGGGTGTGTAAAACAGATATCAGATTTTGTTTTTTCAAAAGAACAGTTAGAAAAAAAAGCAAATAAGAAAAAAGCTAGTGGTGGTGGTTCAGACTTAGAAGAGTTCATGGCTCTTGAGCAGATAAGAGAGAAAGAGGAAGAACTCAAAAAGATAATGATTTATCTAGGCAGACCCGGACTTTGGCAAGATTGGCAAAGATTCCAAGCAGAGGCTAGAAAGTCTAGACGTTATGCAGAAAAGATGGCAGAGAAACGTAAACAAGAGTTAGTAGAATATGTAGGGTATGGAATAGGATTTATAGTCATATTATTTTTTGCAGGTGTGTTAGCATGGTTTGCAGGTAAATGGACAGGAAAATTGTAACACCTTGTATAGGTATATGTAAATTAAAAGATAATATTTGTATAGGATGCAAAAGAACTATTGAAGAAATTAAGGAAGCATACGAATGGCACTTAAAAAATCTCAGAGGTCACTAGTTGCGTGGACAAAACAAAAATGGCGAACAAAGTCTGGTAAACCTAGTACACAGGGGAGTAAAGCAACTGGTGAGCGTTACCTACCTGAAAAAGCAATTAAGGCTTTATCGCCCTCTGAATACGCCGCCTCTACGGCTGCTAAACGCAAAGCGACTAGAGGAGGTAAACAATTTTCTAAACAACCCAGCAAGACTGCAAAGAAAACATCAAGATTTCGTAGATTCAGCTAAGTTAAAAGAAAAGTTAAAACAAGAAAAGATACAAGAAAAGTTAAAACATGATACAAGCATTAATAGGACCAATAGCAAATCTCGCAGGAACATGGTTTCAAAACAAAGTCGAAAAGACAAAAGCAGACGGACTCGCTAAAGTTGCAGAGGCTAAAGCTCGTGCTACTGTTGCAGAAAAGGTTGCAGCAGGTGAAGTCGCATGGGAAGGTAAGATGGCAGATGCAACAGTGGATAGCTGGAAGGATGAATTTGCCTTAGTTGTCCTATTAGCTCCTGCGATTTTAGTCTTCATTCCCGGAATGAGAGAATATGTGCAAAGTGGTTTTGAGGTACTAGCAACTTTGCCTGAATGGTATCAGTACCTATTATATATAGCTATATCTGCATCTTTTGGAATAAAAGGTGTAGGTCAGGCAGCTAAGATGTTAAAGAAAAAATAATGTCAGATACAGTGTCTGCAATAAATAAAATAATAGAAGATTATATATTACCTAGTGTTCAGATGCATGGTGGTCACGTTAAGTTACAATCTTTTAAAGATGGAGTGGCTACTATATTTTTAAGTGGTGCTTGTAGTGGATGTGCCATGTCTACACAAACATTAAAGATGGGTATAGAAAATATGTTAAAGCATTATATACCTGAAGTATTAGCAGTAGAAGGTATTGAAGACCCTAATTCTACTGTAGCTCCCTACTATCAATAGGACTAATAATGAGTTGGAAAGCCTTGACATTTTTAAAGATTTCTGCTATAACCTGTAAGATAGGGAATTATTTTTGGCATCTTCACGTAAAAGAAATACGTAAGAATCAAACAACGAGGTTACTATGACAAAAGCTACTCCAAAGAAAAAGACCACAACTACTAAGAAAAAGACTACTGTAAAAGCACATAGAGGTTTTGCACACGTTCCACTAAGAGGAAGAGGCAGACCACTTAGAGGTTTTGGTGGAGACCCACGTAGACGTAGACGTAGACCACCTATTCAACAACCAATAGATAGACCCATGACACCTGCTCAAAGAGATGCAATGAGAAGGCAGAGACAACTAGCTTTAGCTAGAAGAAGACAGATGGAAGCACTTAGAAGAAGACAAAGAGAGGCTCTTAATCCTAGGGGTAGACCTGCATTACCTATACGAAGAAGACCAACAGTAGAACAACTTAGAGATGCTGTATCAAGAAAAAAACGTAGACCCCATGGAGACCCCGGACCACGTAGACCTGTGAAACGTAGACCTGTGGGAGACCCAAAGCCAAAAAGAAGAGTAACACCTACACAAAGGTCACGTGATAGAAATCCAAATACTTCTGGCTCACCACGAGCAAGAAATCCTAATACAGGAGGAAGAATAACTTAACATGAATATCAATACACTCAGAGAAGAAATTGAGGCAGATGAGGGTGTAAAGTATGAACTGTATTATTGCTCAGAAAATCATTTGACCGGGGGGATTGGGCATCTTATTACAGAATGGGATGTAGACTACTATGGTAAACCTATAGGATATCCTGTACCTGAACAACAAGTACAAGATTGGTTTTTAAATGATGTGCAAGTTGCAATACAAGACTGTCAAACTATATTTAGTGCTTTTGATAAACTGCCTGACGAAATACAACACGTATTAATTAATATGTCATTTCAACTTGGCAAACCTCGTTTATCTAAATTTAAAAAGATGATTGCTGCTGTAGAAGCAGAAGACTATCAAGAAATGGCAAATCAGATGGAAGACTCACGTTGGTACAAACAAACAACTAACAGAGCACAACGTCTTATAGATAGAGTTGTAACACAAGGAATACCCCATTGAGTAGAGAACTAACAGAAAGACAACAAAAGTTTTTAAATGTACTGTTTGATGAAGCAGGTGGTGATGTTGTACAAGCAAAACTACTAGCAGGATATTCAGAACATACATCAACAACTAGTGTTGTAGCTTCTATGAAAGAAGAGATTATGGAAGCAACTCAAATGTATATGAGTCGTAATGCACCTAAAGCTGCCGTAGCTATGGTTAGTGGTGTAGATGACCCAACACAATTAGGTATTAGAGATAAACTATCTGCATCTAAAGAATTATTAGATAGAGTTGGTTTAATTAAAACAGAAAAAGTACAAGTAGAAGCATCAGGTGGAGTTATGTTATTACCACCTAAAAAAGAATTATTAGGTTAAATGGATAGAAGTTTAGGTAAGTGGAAGTTACCACAACCCACAGATTTAAAAGATGAAGAACAAAAAGAATGGATACAGATACCACGCATAGCTAGAACTGTTCCATTTGGATATAAAGTTAACGAAGACGATAAAGAATTACTTGACCCTATACCCTACGAGTTAGAAGCATTAGAGTTAGCTAGAAAATATGTAAAGCAATATTCATTAAGACAAGTTGCAAATTGGCTGACTACAAAAACAGGCAGACAGATATCTCATATAGGATTAAGAAAAAGATTATTACATGAGCGACAACGTAAGAACAAAGCTAGAACTCTTAAACGATGGTCTGAATATGCCCAAAAGGCAATCGAGAAAGCGAAAGCCATCGAAGAAGGTAGAGTTGGAGCGAGAGCATAAAGAAGTAGATGAAGTAGAAGCTGTACCTGTTGAAGAACAGAATATAGTTTTTAAACCAAATGAAGGACCTCAAACAGAGTTCCTTGCTTCACCTGAAAGAGAAGTCTTATATGGTGGTTCAGCAGGTGGTGGTAAATCATATGCTATGTTAGCAGACCCACTAAGATATATGGGTCATCCACAATTTAGTGGATTGTTGTTACGACACACGACAGAAGAACTAAGAGAACTTGTTTGGAAGTCAAGAGAATTGTATCCCCTTATATGGAAAGGGATAAAGTGGTCAGAAAGAAAGATGCAATGGGTAGCTCCATCAGGTGCAAGACTGTGGATGTCCTACCTAGACCGAGATGATGATGTACTAAGATATCAAGGTTTAGCCTTTAGTTGGATAGGCTTTGACGAATTAAC